GCTGAAGTAGTTCAAACTGCTCCCGCTGCTGCTGTTCCTCCCGCACAACCAGATCCAAAGGCAGAAGCGTGGGCAAAGAGCAATAACTGGTTTGGACAAGACGAAGTTATGACATATGGTGCTTTTGGTATTCATAGAAGACTTGTGGAAGAAGAGGGGTTTGACCCTCAGTCTGATGACTACTATGCTGAACTTGACAGCAGACTAAAGATCGAATTTCCACATAAGTTCGATGCTAAGTCTAAAAGCACCGGGGGAAGCCGAAAGGTTGCGTCAGCCGAAGCTTCCGCATCCCGCAATAGAAGTGGACGAAAAACTGTGCGATTAACGCCTTCTCAAGTTGCTATTGCAAAGAGGTTAAATGTACCGCTTGAAGAATACGCCAAATATGTGAGGGATTAATCATGGATACTGAGAACACAACTCGCCAAAAGTCTACAAGAACGCCGAGAGCCAACCAAACCCGTACAAGGCAAGTACGCAAAGGACCTTGGAAGCCCCCGTCCATGTTGGACGCACCACCCGCTCCAGATGGTTACAAACATCGATGGATCAGGTCTGAAGTAATGGGTTTTGATGACCGTAAAAACGTAGCAGCACGATCTCGAGAGGGATGGGAACTGGTACGTGGTGATGAATATCCTGACTTTGAGGCCCCTACTGTCGAAGATGGTAAACATGCTGGTGTTATAGGCGTAGGTGGATTATTGCTTGCAAGAATTCCTCTGGAGATTGTTGAGGAACGTGATGCTCACTTTCGCAACATGACTCTCAATCAAATGGCCGCTGTTGATAACGATTTAGCTCGTGAACAACACCCGGCAATGCCTATCAACAATCCCGATAGGCAGTCTCGTGTAACTTTTGGAGGTCCTCAAAATGAGGACTAGGAGAAAATAAATGGCTAATAGTAATGGAAGCTTTGGCCTACGCCCCATAAGTAAATTGGGTGGAGGCACAAATTCCACTGGCCTTACGGGATATACTCCATACGAAATCGCTAACGGTAACACTGACAAAATTTACCATGGGCAATTGGTTATTCCTCTTGCTTCAGGGTTTATCGACCACACGGCTAACGCTGCTGGTGGTACAGTCAGTCATCTAGGCGTATTTCAAGGATGTGAGTATGTTTCTAGTGTCACTGGAAAACCTACGTTTAGTAACTTCTGGCCTGGATCTGGAGCGGATAGTAACCACCCCGTAAAGGCCTTTATCAACGATGACCCAGATCAGTTGTATTTAATTGCATCTGATGCGTCTCTGACAAGTAAGGCAAATGCTCGTGCAAGTGTCTTCCTGAACGCGAATCTTTCTACGGGCATCACGGGAACTGACGCTACCGGCGTTTCTTTGGGTCGTCTGGCTGTTAGTACGCTGGCAACTACCAATTCGTTGGCACTTCGTGTCATGGGTTGGCAGGAAGATCCTGAGAACGAGGATTTTGCAGCCGCTGGCGTTGGCGTAATTGTTAGGTTGAATAACTCGTTTAATGCACCTACTGGGTCCATTGCTTCGGGTACACCTTCAACCACTGGCGTATAGGAGGAATGAAAAATGGCTATCAGTAGAGCCCAACTAGCAAAAGAGCTAGAACCCGGCCTCAATGCCCTTTTCGGCCTTGAGTATGCTAGGTATGACGATGAAGCATCTGAGATTTATGATACAGAATCATCAGAAAGAGCCTTCGAAGAAGAAGTAATGCTTTCTGGTTTTGGATCTGCACCTGTTAAGGGTGAAGGTTCCGCTGTATCTTTTGACGATGCACAAGAAGCGTACACTGCAAGATACACACATGAGACTATCGCACTTGCTTTCTCCATTACGGAAGAAGCGATTGAAGATAATCTTTATGATCGTCTTGCTTCTCGCTACACAAAAGCTTTGGCTCGTAGTATGGCTAACACCAAGCAGGTGAAAGGCGCAGCTACTTTGAACAACGCTTTTGATAGCACTTTTGCAGGTGGTGATGGTAAGGAGCTTTGTGCTACAGACCATCCTCTTGTAAATAACGGTTCTCTTAGTAACGAACCCAGCACAGATGCTGATTTGAACGAGACCAGCCTTGAGAATGCTCTTATTGACATTGCAGCTTTTGTCGATGAGCGTGGACTTAAAGTTTCGGTTCGTGGTCAGAAGTTGATTGTTCCTCCCGCACTTCAGTTTGTGGCGGATCGTCTTCTTGAGTCCACTCTTCGTCCAGGTTCTGCGGATAACGATGTTAACGCAATGCGTAACATGGGTATGCTTCCGCAGGGATACACCGTTAACCACTATCTTACAGACACTGACGCATTCTTCATTAAGACGGATGCTCCTCGTGGCTTCGTTCACTTTGAGCGTATGCCAATGTCTACAAAGATGGAGGGCGACTTTGATACAGGTAATGTACGGTTCAAAGCCCGTGAGCGTTATAGCTACGGTTACTCTGATCCTCGTTGCGTGTATGGATCTAAAGGCGCGTAAGACTAAGGGGGAGAGGAGACTCTCCCCCAACTTATTTCTGGGAATTATAGCCCTAGCGACTGTCCCAGCAGACGCTTACGAAGACTCTAGGGCCGATCTTTCGTAAGGAGATATGAAATGGCGACTACTACCTTTAACGGTCCCGTCCGTTCACAAAACGGTTTTCAACAAATTACAACAAATGCTACTACTGGAACTGTAACGCAGAAGCAATTTGAGCTACAAACTGTTGCAACTTCTGGAATCAACAATGTTGTTGATACAAACGGTTTTTCAGGAACAGCTACGGCTGCTGGAGCGAACAACGCTAGTTTGGATACTGGTGCTACTATCTTTGGCATCACTCCTAATACTCATGGATCTGGTATTCCAGATGCTTCTATTAACACTTTTGTGAATAAGGTTGGCGGCACTATTGTAACCTCCATTCTTATTGACCTTCATGGCGGCTTTGATGGTTCTGCAACGGGTGATAGAATTATTGGTAATGGCACGGATGCAAACGCTTACATTGCAGAGCTGACGAAAGAAGTTAATGGTATTCCTATTCTTCTTGAGTTTGGTTGCGTAGAAGTACCAACTGGTGGCGACCCAGACATTAACGTAGACATTTCTGCTACAGGAACTACTGCTTCTGGTGCTGCGGTTGCTTCTGGTACTCAGATGATGAACAACGGGGACCTTACTTTAGGTTATTATAACTCTGTTGATGCTGGGGCTGTTATGGCGGCTCTGACTAAAAAGTATGTGTACCTTGTACAAGGTACTGCAACAAACGCGGCGTATACAGCAGGTAAAATTTGGATTCGTATTACTGGCATGAACGTCGATTTTAATAATGGCTAATAGTTTAGGCAGGGAGGATAACCTCCCTGCCTCTTACTTACGTAGGAGAATCCAGATATGGCTGATGCTGTAACACTAACTACGATAGAAGACGGCCCTAAAAGAGCGATCTTTTATCTCACGAACACTAGTGATGGAACAGGTGAAGCTGCGGTTCTTAAAGTAGATGTTTCCGCTCTTTCCTCGTTACAAGATGGAACGGCTTGCACGGGAGTTCGTATTGGAAAAATTATCTTTACCAATGTTGGCATGGGGGTAAAACTTCTTTGGGATGCCACTACGGATGTTATAGCCGTAGAACTTCCCGCAGACTACTCAGATACATTAGATTATTCTGATATGAGCGGTCTTCCTAATGTTGCGGCTTCTGGTGGAAATACAGGCGACATTCAACTTACAACAGTAGGGCATAGTAGTGGAGATACATATTCAATTGTTCTTCACTGTTTAAAGCAATACTAAGTAATAGGAATTAGTTATGGCAACTTCTGGTACGGTTGATTTCAACCTAGACATGGCTGAGATAACAGAAGAAGCCTTTGAACGATGCGGTCTAGAGTTTCGCACAGGATACGATGCTGCAACTTCTAGGCGATCTTTAAATCTTCTTTTTGCTGAATGGTCAAACAGAGGGTTAAATATGTGGACTGTAGAGCAGATCACACAACCTCTTGCTCGACTATCCTCCTCCTCTTCTGTTGCAACATATCCAATAGGAACGGTAACCGCTACTGTAGGAGCTTCGACTAATTTAACGGTAGGAGAAACAATTACTGGAGGCACTAGTGCTGTCACGGCTTCTATTATAAGCAAGCCATCTTCTACCACTATTACTATAACGCTTCCATCTGGGTCCTTTACTGCGGGAGAAAACATTACAGGATCTAGTAGTGCAGCTACTACAACTATCAGCGCAGATCCATCTTTAACTAACGTACAAGCAACAGTTGATATGCTTGAGGCTGTTGTCAGAAGAAGTTCCACTGATATTGGAATTACTCGTATAAGCAGAAGTGACTACTTAAATACTCCCGATAAGAATACGCAAGGTCGTCCAACACAGTTTTTTATAGATCGTCAAATAACTCCTACGGTCACTCTTTGGCCTTCTCCTGAAAACTCTACAGATGAGCTCATCTACTACAGAGTTAGAAGGATAGAGGATGCAGATGCTGGCGTTAACACCGCTGATTTACCTTTTCGTTTTTTACCCTGTTTGGTAGCTGGATTAGCTTACTACATAGCTTTGAAAAAATCGCCTGATAGAATCGGTCTCTTAAAAGATATTTATGAGGAAGAATTTCAAAGAGCTGCATCTGAAGATGGAGAAAGGACTGCTCTTAGACTTGTTCCAAGTTACTCTTCATTGAGTTTAACCTAATGCCTAGATATGCATCAGGAAAACATGCTTTAGGTATTTCAGATCGTTCTGGAAGAGCTTATAAGCTAAAAGACATGATTAAAGAGTGGAATGGCTTTTTTGTAGGGAAAGATGAGTTTGAATCAAAACAACCTCAATTACAGCCTCGTAGAGTTCTAGCCGACCCTCAAGCTGTTAAGAATAGTAGACCAGATCGAACGGAGCCTCCTGTAGAAGTCTTACTTCCGTTTAATTCGTTTAAGTCTGGTACAAG